TTTATTGAGTTTGGATTGAACGATACTTTATCGGGAAACTTATCAGTTATGAACTGATGAATGTAGTTAGTAGTGCCATACATCTTCAGGTTATCCATATCTTTGTACTGCTCAAGAAATTCTTTTGCTTCTCTCATAGTATCAAAAGACATAGGTGTAATATCAGTACCATCAAAAGAAACGTACTCTGTTTTTTCTTTTGACGGAATAAAAAGTGTTGGACTAAACTTGTATTTGTGAGATACGGCAACTCCATTCTCGTTGTAACCACGATAAAGTATGGAGTTGCCAAAGCGATTCACAGACGTATAAAATGCTTTCATGTATACTATTATACCATAATGTAAGGGAAATGTAAACTATTTCTTTTCGGTTATGAAGTCATAAAACTCATTAGCTTTTTTGACGACTTCATCAGGTTGATACATCTTTGGGGTGTATTTTTCGAATGCTTCCGTAATACTAGTTTGTGTATCTTTGGCTTGTTCGACCATCTCGCCCATGAGTCTTTCACCCATCTGCCATTGTTGATCTAACATTTCTTTTGCCATTTTTAAAGTTTCGAGACGAATCTCATATGGATTTTTAGACATACTGTCCTCCTGTGTGTGTTAAAGTTTGAAGCGGCCACGTGGGCCGCTCCTTAGATATTTATACCCAACCACGTAAATTTGCATTTATTGTGTGGATAGGTGCTGTGCCATATCTCAACTGCTTCTGTCTTCTTTCAAGATCTACTAAGTCAGTTGACTGAGCTAAGTATTTCTCTTCTGCAGACATTGACCGTTGCCATGGCCAAGAAATTATCTTTGCGATGAACTTCTTCATTTTAACTCCTCTGCTATTTCGCTTATGGACCGACCTTGATCTAGTCTATGACGAATCAAAGCTTCATCTCCTTGTTTAAACTCAATTCGTGCTAAATAGTGAGCGACTCTGGCGTTGGCTGATTTTTGACGACCTTCCATCCATCCAGTTGCTATAGCTACGAAAAAAGTTCTTAAAGATCTGAGTAGGCTTTCAAGCAGACTCGTTGAGTAGTTGAGCACTATTGCTGTCATTCGGTTTTCCTCCAGTTCCAATATTAATAGACTGAGGTCGCATCTTCTCTGGTAGAACTACTTCAATACTGACAGTAAGAATTCCATCCGTGAGATCTGCACCGCTGACTTCTGCGTACTCTGATAACCTGAACGACTTTACAAACTTTCGACCTGAGATTCCTTTATGGACATATTTGTCATCGGATCTCTTCTTTGCTCGATCACCTTTAATGGTGAGTACATGATCTTTGAGTTCAATATCAACATCGCCTCTTTTAAATCCAGCAATAGCCAATTCGATATCGTACTTCATATCGTCATACTTTATAACGTTATGAGGTGGATAAGAGTCTTTTGCGTGATTTGTGATGTTTTCGAGTTCGTCGAATAAGTGGTCGAAACCTAAAAAAGCGTTCCTAGGGAACATAAAAGTACCAGTCATTGCTATCTCCTTTGTTAAGCAAGATTAAAATTAAGGACCCATTATCTGGCATCCATTACTATATATAAGTTATTATACCACAGTTTTAAATAAAAGTAAATAATTAATTAAATTTTTCTAAAAATTTTTCTAAGCAGTAGTCTTCTTCGGCTAATCTATTAAAGTTTCTTTTATTTTTTCTATTGACCCAAAAGGTACGTTTTCTTACATATAGTATAAAATCTTTATTACGTACGTGTCGTTTCATTTCTTTTACTACTGCTGCTATTCTCTTATGTGTATCAGTTATATAGTCAAAATCATAATTTATCCACTTATAATTACTAAATCCTAGTTCTTCTAGATAGTCGGTTAATTTAGGATAAGCTACCCATAAAGTTGGTTGACCTAACATGAGAGATTTTAGTAAGTGTTCTGTTATAGTTTGCTTGCTTGGATCTTCTATAGAAAGATTTATGCATGAAGATTTATACTGCCAGGGATATGTTGCCCACCAATCTTTTGGACCATGTTGATCTATGTGGAACACGTGATTATCATATACTTCATCAATAGTTTTTCTAAGAACTTCCGGATGAGAATTATTATAAAAATAATTTCTTCCTTCTTCTACATCATCTATGTGTAATGTGTGCCAGTACGAATCACATAGTGCAAACACTTTTTGATCAAATAATTCTTTTAATAAGTAAGCTTTTGTGTCGTTTATTTTACCTAATGGCACTGACATTTTAAAGTCTATTTTTTCCGACATAACATTAAAAGAATGTAACCAGTTATCTCTTAAGTTTTCTCTTCCGTACCAATTATATAGTTTAGATATGTAATTAGGAGTGAGTATTATATCATCTTTAGTTTTACCGTATCCATTAGCAAATATTTTTACATTAGGAATATCATGTGATTCTCTCCAAAAATCTAAAACTTCGTCATCTAATATGTTTCTAGATCCACATGCTATTATTACTGGAATGTTGTGTTCTCGAGAAAAAGCTTTCTTTTTGTTGCTAATATTTTCAGGTAAGTCTTTCCAATCTTCTATTGGTATGACAATAAAGTTATGTCCTTCTTCTACAGAAGAACCGTATATTGTTTTATAATGGACATTAATAGAAGTAAAACAATTAATAAACTGTTTTTCTAATAAGTAGTAATCTACTGAGTTCTTGTCTTCAACCCAAATGTTAAAATCTATTTTCTGCCTATGTTGTACTTCGGACATAGTTCCCATTGGTCCTTATCTTTAAATGATATAATTTTAATCTGTCTCAGAGGTGCTAAAGGTTGTAGTCCTTCTAAGTTGTCAATAGTAATAAGACCCCAATCTGACATAAGTGTTGCTATTGTATTTCTTCTAGCAACATCAGACTCTTCTAAATTAGATTTTTTTCCATCAAGTAAAAAGAGCTCTTTAAAATGCACGATAAAATATCGTCCCTGCTTATGTAGTATATGACAGGATTGATAGAGCTTTTTATCTTTTCTGGATGCTACCCCAATACGGGTAAGAGTTTCTCGGACCTTTAAAAAATCGTCCGGTTCATTGAGTGAGACTTCCAGCATTAGATCTGGTTTCCACTCAATTAAAGTGCTTTCTTGTTCCATTTTTCAACTCACTTCTATTATAGTTTAGCCATGAATATGCATCATGTTAATACTATTTATAATATTACCTTTTTCTACCTCCTTTGCTTAGTTTGAGGTGAATGTGTTTGAGTTGATCTGGTGTAAGTAAAGATAAAACTTGAAAAGCTTTTTCTCTTGAATAACCATAGTACTGCTTTATTGCATCTACGTCTTTTAGTTTTTCAGCCTTTCCCCACTTAGAAAATCTTTTCTTTTTTCTGATGACTGTTCTTAAAAAATCATACTGCATCTTATTATCAAGATGAGCTCTTTGATTCATTTCATTTGCAAGAAGTGCTGTGTCATAGAAATATGATAGACCTCTATTGACCATAAAAGAGTTGTAATCTTTTTCAGCTAGATCATCTATCATTATATTTTTTTTATTATCATTGATGCTATTTAAATAATCAAAATGATTCATGATATTGCCTCGACTAATGCTTGAATTCTCATAACATCTAAAGCAACATCGTGTCGAGGATCATGTTTTACAAATCCATCACATTTAGGAGGAATAAATTTATTGTCTAGATCTGAACCCCATGCTAACCCATCAATTACAGATCTTGTATCTCTTACTTGCCACCAATCATATGGCATAGGATCACCCGTATCTTTCATAATATGTTCTAAAAATATAGGATCAAAAGTATTTCCTCTCGTATATACTTTTTCTAAATTATCTGGCTTATTTTTTATCATAAAGTCATAGAGCTCAGTAAGTCTGACATCATCATCACTAGGTTTAATCCACTTCTTTGCTTCAGTAGGTTGTTTATCCCACCATTCTAAAGTACTTTTATCTATAGATCTCATATAAGTTTTTACTTGATCTTCAACATTAAGTTTTATAATTTTTGCTGAATCAACCAGTTCCATGAATTCATATTGGCTAGTTGTAAATCTCAACTCATCAAAAGTAATCAAGGCCATACATGTAACTACACCCTTTATCTGATCTTGTGATAGAGTTTCAAAGTCAAATATCATTGCATTATTCATAATATATTATACCACACTTTCTTTTATTCGTACACTCTATTATGTGTATCATTTACTCTGATAAACGTAGCACACTTTGATAGAGACTTAAGTTTTTCTGCACCAATGTATGTACACGCTGATCGTATTCCTGACAGTATGTCGACAATAGTTGTATTTACAGGACCTTTGTATTCTACCTCTACCGTCTTACCTTCTACCCCTCTATATTCTCTATGAGGAACATTGTGTCTAGACATAGCAGATTCAGAAGCCATACCGTAAAATTTCATCTTTCCATCTATGATTTCTCCATCACACTCATCATGTCCTGATAACATTCCACCAATCATTACAAAGTCTGCACCTGCAGCAAATGCTTTTACAATATCACCCGAAGAATTACACCCACCATCTGCAATAATATGAGCATTTAACCCATGTGCTGCGTCTGCACATTCCATAACAGCACTAAGTTGTGGATAACCAACACCTGTTTTTATTCTTGTAGTGCATACAGATCCTGGTCCTACACCAACTTTGATAATATCTGCACCTGCTAAAATTAGTTCCTGCGTCATGTCTGCAGTTACAACATTTCCTACGACGATTGTAGCATTTGGTACTTTCTCTCTTAAAGTTTTTACTGCGTCTATGACTGATATAGTATATCCATTTGCAACGTCAATACCCATAAAATCCCATTTTGAGTTATTATCAGCTAAAGTGTCTATATCTTCTAATCCACCCATCATACAAAGATTTTTTCCTTTAAACGAGTTAATACTATTTTTTAGATAGTGTCTAGCTGGACTAGTAATCATCTTGTGTTTAGACAATACTTTATACATTTCTGGTGTTCCGACCGTATCCATGTTTGCAGCCATAACTGGTACACCAGTCCAGTTTCTCTGACTGTGGAGAAAAGTATATGTTCTCGTCATATCAACGTCATACCTAGATGTAAGCGTAGATCTTTTTGGCCTGATAAGTACATCAGAATAATCTAATTTTTTTTCGTTCTCAACTCTCATTTACCATAACCCTAATATTCTCCCATTACCTATAATTATAAACATGCATGTAAGTAGATGAATTATAACCCATATCGATCTTACAACAAGCATAGGCCTATCATAAGGTTTCGTTTTGTCATCAGAATAAGAACCTAATGAATATAACCATACTTTATATAAATTCAACATTAGCCATAATTTCTGTCATACATGCAACAACATTTAGTTCATGATCAGCGACAAAAGCATTCTTGTATTGATAATCTGCGAGTATCAGAACTAGTTGAGGAACAGATTGTGGTTTACACTTATCAACCATTCTGTCATATATCCCTCTAAATATAGCTGCAGCATCTGTATCAATGTTGTTGGTTACCCATGATCTCATTTTCTTAAAGTCTTTGTCCTTTAAGAACTTAAATAAGTTATCATAAGATTGATCGCCTAAGTGTACAAGAATACCAGCATCAATTCGTCCACTGATTGAGTATCTTTGTAATTCATTTAGTACTCTACGCCAGTCTGGAACGTACTTCATAATAAGATCAACTATGACCATTTGATCATAGCCTATGTTTTCATTATCGAGTATTTTTCCAATTCTTTTTAAGAACTGCGCACATAAACCTTGTAAGTCTTTCTTACTCGAATTAAACTCATACACAGAACATCTTGAATGAAGAGGTTCTATAATACGATTTTTAAAGTTACAAGTAAGAATAAACCTGCAGTTATTAGAGAACTCTTCAATAAATCCTCTAAGTGCAGGTTGCGTTGATTGTGCGTTGAGATAATCTGCCTCATCAAGTATTACTACTTTGTATCCACCTTGTAAAGATACAGATGAAGCAAACTGTTTTATTTTAGTTCTAAGTGTGTCAATGTTTCCTTCTTCAGATCCATTGATCAGAATATAATCAAGACCGAGCTCATTGCACAATGCTCGGGCTACAGTAGTCTTTCCTGTTCCAGCCGTTCCACTAAATAACATATTAGGAATCTCTGCAGATTCCACCATCTTTTTGAAAACGGTCTTGAGATTTTCTGGTAGGATTGTTTCTTCAATAGTTTTAGGTCGATACTTTTCGACCCACAAGAAAGTATCTTTCATAATATAACCAATCCTTTTTTTATTAAGCTTCGGCTTGTTCCTGTTTCCAAGCTTCAACTACTTGTACACCTTGTGTACATTGATCACGAAGATTTCCTATAGTAGAAAGTTCTTCTCCGCGAAATCCGCCACGTTGTGTGACAGTATCAATAACCGCAATAGCGCTTCGCGAGATTTGATTTAAAAGCTCCATGGCTTTTTTTGTGTCCTCGCTCACTTCAGGGGTTTCAGTTTTTTCAGCCATTATTTAGTCTCCATAAGTTGATGATTTTTCAAGGGCTATCCAGTATTCAACGTTAGTTTGTTTAAACGATGAAATAAGTTTAGTAGAAATAGATACTTCGTAATCTCCACCCATCATCTTTAAGTTAGGAACATTGAATACAAATGAGTATTTATTAAGTTTAGATGTACCTGGAACATCAATAGAAAAGTTATTAGCAGTCGCGTTTTCAGATGACGTAACAGTAAGTGTTATCGAATCACCTCCTCCAGGAGTAACCACTAATTCACTGTGACCTAGGGCGCCAGAAGCACGCTTGATCTTATTAAATGTGTCTTCATCAAGAGTAAAAGACACGTCAGCTTCAGGCATTGTAACTGATTTAGTAGGTGCTGTCAGCATTTCAATGTCCGAATAAAAGTATTTTACTTTAGACCTACCAGTAGAATCACTGATAAGAACAAAGTCATTATCAAACTTGAGGTTAGGTTTATCAACAAGTCCTAACACACCAAGAAATTCGTTGAGATCATACACGCCGAATTTTTGAGAAAAAGATGTATCTTCTAGAGTTGCAGTAGCTAATATGTTTTTAGCTTCTGAAATAGTCTTAAGTACATTACCTTCTTCAATAACAATATTTGAGTTGATACCCGAAAAGTTCTTGAGAACTGAAAGGGTTGATTCATTTAGTTCCATTACAAAATCTCCATTTGTTCATGCATATACTATTATACCACTTTTTTATATAAATGTAAACCACTTTATGCTACTAATTTACTAAAATTTCTATCTTTTACAAATTCTAGTTTTTCTTTGAACTTACCGTCAAGTATATCACCTTTGTGAGATATGACAAATACGTTCGTATTATCATCAAGCGTATTTAATATTTTCATAAGATTATCTACACCATCATGATCCAGTGATGAGTCAAAAGTTTCATCGAGAATAAGTAGGTTGGTTGCAACAGAGTTTTTCATCTTAGCAATCTGTCTCCAAGTAAACAACAGAGCCAGATCAATACGTTGCTTTTCTCCTTCAGAGAATGAGTCATATGAAAACGAATCTCTATGACGTGATCTAATTGTTTCTTGAAAACTTTCATTTAGATTAAAGTGTACGAAGAAATCTAGTACTTGTAAGTACTGATTTACAAGCTTGTTTATAACTGGTACATACTGCTTTATTACCTTTGTCTTTATTCCAGTATCTTTCAACATTTCTGACATCACGTTGTTGTAAGAGTACTCTTCATTTAAGCTTAGTTTTGTTTCAAGGAGAGAGTCTCGTTCTTTCATAATTAATTGAAGATCTGCATTAGCCTTTCCTAAGTCTCCTTCTCTGGAACTAAGTTTTTCAATATCAGCGTTTAGTGTTTTTACTTGATTCTGTAGTGATTCTATAGTTTTATTATTGCCATTTATTTCTGACTGATGAGTTCTCAACTCTTCAGACATTTGACCCCATGTGTCTAGACTGTCGCTATTAGTTGTACCAATGCTTGATAGTTTTTCTAGTGCTTCGTTAATTTCTTTAGCCTGTGCTTTCATCTCATCAATCTTTTTATCCTTAAACACTTTGTCAATTACTTGAGTACATGTAGGACACGTATCATTCTGTTCATAAAACTTAGATTCCTTTACTATATTTTTAATAGCAGCATGAGCTTCTGATTGATTCTGCATGATAGATTGTTTTTGATCATGTAAGGTTTTAAGTTGTTCGGCTACCTCATCAGAGTGTTTTATAATAAAATCTGAATGACCAGCATTTTCATTATTTAAGAACTGTATTTCATCATGTATATCATCAATCTTCTTGTTCTTATCCTTTAACTCATCTTTGTTTATCTGTGTAATATCTCTTATATATTTTTTCTGAGACTCTATGTTGTTGTTTTTCAGATCCATCTGATGAGAGTTATCTTTTAGGTTATCTCTAAGAACAGTGTTCTTTTCTTTTATTATCTGATTCATTTTTGAGAATATATTAATGTCCAGAAGATCCTCAATAACATCTCTTCGATGGTGAGCTGGGAGCTGCATGAAAGGAATGAAGGAAGAAGACCCCAGCACTACTATCTGATGAAAACTCTTATGATTGAGTTTTAAGATGTTTTGCTCGAGGATCTTCTGGTACTCTTTGGAATGTGATGATTGATTGATCATATCACCATTCTTCCAAATCTCAAATGTGTTAGGTCTTATTCCACGTAACACTCTAAACTTTGACTTACCTATTGTAAATCTTACTTCAACTTCACTGTTTTTACCATTAACGCTGTTGATAAGTTGATTCTTTGTAATTGCTCTATGAGGTTTACCGAATAGGGCAAATGACATCGCATCAAGAAGAGTCGACTTACCTGAGCCGTTATGGCCAACAATGAGAGTCGAGTTAGTCTTGATTAGATCTATTTCTGTAAAGTTATTTCCAGTTGAAAGAAAGTTCTTCCAACGAATGTGTTCAAAAATTATCATACTATTTCTAAGGCCTGTGCTTCACTTAATAAATTACGCATGTTTGATTTCAATCTATCTTTATCGAGTTCTGTATCAACAGCATCTACATAACTGTCAAGAAGTTCAGATGTATCTTCTACAGATATACCTTCGTCTTCTACATTTTCACCAATAAATTCATTGAAATTTTCTGCTATCTTGAGTTCGTGTATCTTCCTATTATGTATTCTATCAACAAATGTGTCGAATGTAAATAGGTCATGTTTATTTATTACAACTATTTTTACAAATTTATTATCTAACTTTTCAAAATCATATGTACTATAATCATGTTTGCTATCATCATATAGAATTTTTTGAAACAAAGTGTTTGGGTTCTTAATCATCTGTACTTCACGTGTTTCTGTGTCGACAATATGAAAGCTTTTTGTATCATGGGCATCAGACCAAAAGAATTCCATTTGACTTCCTAGATACCAGATGTTATCCTTTTTAGATGAGACATGATAGTGCCCAGTCATTACAAGCTCAAACTTTTGGAAAATTTTTCTATCCATACCATCATGTGCAGTGATACCTCTCATCATCTCAAAACCTTTTAGTTCAAGATGTGCACCCATCCAGTCAGCTCTACAGTTTTTGATAAAATTCATAGACTGATCATAATTTTCATTGCATATCCAAGGGAGAAGAGCCATTCTTAGTGATCCGTACTCCATTACTCTTGGTTCCATTACTATATTAATCTCATTCATATAATGTCCTAGACACTCTTTTAGTGCGTTAAGATCATTTGTATTTTTGTAATACGTGTCATGATTGCCCGGAATAATATCCATAGTCATTCCAAGTTCTCTTAACCTATTAAGAAAGTGTTTACGATTATGATTAAGAGCTCTAAAGTTAACAAATTTTCTGTGATCGTAGTAATCACCTAAGTGTACAACCTGCTTAACATTATTTTTAATACAGTTGGGGAAGAACACTTCGTCCCAAAACTTTGCTGCATTATTTAAAAAAATCTCAGACGAGTTTCTAATACCGCAATGGGTATCATTCAAGATAGCAATTTTCATGTATGTTATTCCAAAAAGTCAGTGAGGTCAGAGTCAACGTTAACGGCACGTTTTTTTCTTTTCTTCGGTTTATTTTTAGTAGCAAAGGTTTTTATCTCAAAGTCATGAGCCTTTACTCTATCTATACGATCCTTAAGTGTATCTACAAAGTGAGCTGCCACATTGGTAGCAATATCATCTCCTTCAGCTTGAAGAAAAGCTTCGATTCCAGATTGTGAAAGATACTTTTCTTTTATTTCCTGCTGCTTCTTTTCCTTTGTTATTCTCCTAAGGAATGCATACCAAATAATCTGAGTAAAATATGCGAAAGCGTTAGGTTTTCCAGTTCTAGTAGCAGCATTTATATCATAATTTTCTATAGCCTTAAGACAGTTTTCTACTGCATCCATAACCATTTCTTCTCGATATGTGTATCGAATAAAGTTTGACTTATGAGATAAGTTTTCTGCAATCTTAAGAAAAGATACTGCGATGTAGTCAGGAACGACAGGAAGTTGTGATGCAGCAGACTTTGCAGTCTTAACTACAGTAACATAATCAACTACAGCCTGTGAAAATTCTTGATTGTTTATATAGTGGACGTTTCTGGATTTTTTTGCCATATTAAAGTTTCCGTTTCAATTAATATAATTATACAACAGTTTGGGCGAAATGTACACCCTTTTTCTTCAAAAAAAAAATTAAAAATAATGCATTTTTTCCTTTACTTTTCACGCGAGTGTGGTATAATAGTAGTATTACTACTGAGGGGGAGGATAGTATCTAGTGTAATTTCGATCTATCGATAGACTTAAAGTCGATTATGTTCGAACTATTCGAATCCAAACTCTCGGGGTCATAATCTTCTAGACTTGTACCTACGTCTTCTTCACTAGGTTTCATATAATCTGGATTATTTTCTAGTTCTCTAATTTTCTTCAATGCTTTCTTATACTGTGTTAACAATTCTTCATGAGGGTGTGTAGCAGACATGATGTGATAATCGTTTAAAGATACAAAGTGATCTGTAGCTTCTACATATGTCATCCACGGTTTAAACGTATATAGTGTTTTTTCGAAATTTACGTCTATCCTGATGACGCGCAGAGGCGTGCGAAGAATAATCTCTTCTTCGTGATCCTCAATTATTTCAGCAATGATCTCTTCACCGTCTGAAAGTTTAAACTGTTTAACGTTTTCTGCTATTGGTATCTCCATTAGTCATCCTGTTCGTAAATATAAGTTTGTTGGTGAACTTTATC